ATCGCCGCGGCCTTCGTCCACACCGCCACCGGGTCTTTGGTCGAGTACGCGCCGGCCACGATGCCCGCCTCCGAACCAGCGAGACCGAATTCGGGCTCGAGGGATTCGGCGGTGGTGCCGTACAGGGTCGCGCCCATCTCGCCCGAGCCGACGGCCGGGAGGAGGAGGACCTTGTCGTCGGCGATGACCCTGGTCGCGGAGCCGTTGACACGGACCTGCGCGTCGTAGGTGATCACCGGCGGGAGACCGTGCGAAGCGAGCATGCTGTCGACAGCGTTGTTGTTGACCAGGGTCGGCGTGCCGGCCATGGTCGCGACGAGCTGACGGAACGCCTCGTTGCGCAGCATGTACCCCATGACCTTGCGGGAGGTCACGATCGAACCCGGTTCCTGACCGGTGTTCGCCACGTACGTGTCCCGCCAGGTGTTGAGGTCGCCGATGATGTCGGTGGTCGTGGTCGCCCACGAGGCCGCTGCGGTGACGGTGTGGCCGGCGGCGCGGCCGAAGTCGGCCTCCGCAATCACCCCGTTCTCGGAGATCGTCACTTTGCCGGTGACCAGTGCCTGCCCGCGGGCGAGTTCGAGTCGGGCCGCGACGGACTGCACCATCCGCTCCGCATCCGACATGATCGCGTCCCCGACGGCCGCCTGCAGCTTCCGCTGACGCAGCCGCTCGTACTCGCCCAGACGGATCTTCCGCGAGATCGGCGGGAGCTCACCGGTGACCCGGGAGATCCCAGGCCGGGAACCGATCGGCGACTCCGCGTCGTAGGCGCGGAACGTCGCCGCATCCGCGAGTCCGTCACCGCCGCGAGCAAACCGGTACTCGAGGTCGTCCACGAGACGGTTCGGCAGCCAACGCGAGAGCGTGAACCGGTTGATGTCCAGGTCTGCCGCAGCGGCCCGGGCGAAACCCGTCAGTTCGGCGGGCTCGATGTAGTCAGTGTTCAGGAACATGTCTCAAACCCCCCTTTAGACGAACGTGATCCGGCCAGCGACGTCGGCTTTGCCGGCGGCGTCGACAGCGACGGGCAGGTTGGCGTCCACGACGATGCCGTGGATGAGCAGCGCACCGACCACGTCAGTGGTGGTGGCGGCGGGAGCCTTGACCGGCGACAGGAGGAAGCCCGCGAGGACTTCGGTGCCGTCAGCAGCGCCGTTGTTGTACGGCCCGTACTTGCCCGTCGCAGTGATCTTCCCCAGCGGCAGGCCGCTCATGAAGAACCCGTCGGGGTAGTGCGTGCCGGAAGTGAACGTCGAGGTGTCGAGCGTGATCGACCGGGCAGACGAAGTCCCGTGGGCCGAGCCCAGCCAGGTCTGGTCGTCAGCGGCGAACGTCTCGGACCTGATGGACAGATCCATGGTTGTTCTCCCTCCACCCGGTGGACCGGGCGTCTAATAGGTCGGAGGCTGCTTCTTGCGGGCCTCGTATTTGGCGGCCCCGGACTGGATGCCGCCTGAAGTCCCGCCGGGCCTCGCGCCCTGAGCGGGGTCACCCCGCGGCCCCTTCGGGGCTTCGGGAGTGGTCTGTGGGAAGAGCGCCAGGAGCGCGTCAGCGTCGGCTTCGAGCTCCTCCGCGGTATTGCCCTGAAGTCGCGCCGCCTGTGCGGGAGTGAGTCCCCTGGAGGTGGCGACCTCGAGACGAATCCGCCCGAGTCGTTCCTGCGCGGCTTCGGCCTTGATCTGCTCGAGCTCGGCGGCGAGCTTCTCCGTGTCGGAGGGCTCCACGCCAGGAACCGCGCCGCTCAGGCTCTTCGCCAGCTCCAGCAGCGGAGCAAGTTCCGCGACCTGCTTCTCGAGGGCCTTGCGGGCTTCGCGTTCCTGCCGGAGGGCTTTCTCGCCAGCCGCGCCGAGCGGCTTGTCGTCTTCGGCCTTCGGTGTTTCCTCGACGGGCGCCGGGGCGTCGTCGGGGACTTGTGCGGTCTCAATAGGGGCATCGGGCATCGCGCTCGACTCCTCAAGTGATCGCCCGGCGTCGCACCAGGCAGGCCAGAAGCGCTGACCAGCGCCAACCCCTGAACGGGGGAAGTCAATAGATGTAGCCGTGCTGCCGGAGCATCCTCAAAGCAAGATCCCTGTCGTCACCAGCGAGTTCGTAGATTGACTCAGGAAGCAGCCGGACCCCTCGTCCGCGGAGCTCGCTGGTCGTGAACCGGCCCTGCGTGTCCCGGACCAGACTTCGCCTCGACCCCAGCACCTGCGCCTGGGTAAGGCCCGCTGCCTTCCGCCTGGCGTTCACCACCCGGCCGATGTCGGCCCCGTCCCGGATCGCCTGGGCGCCGGCCGCCGTGAAGACGCGGTCCTGTTCCACCTTGCTGAGGCTGTTGAAGTAGTCCTTCGGGTCCACCCGCGCATCGGAGACCAAGTCGGTCGAGGTCGCCTCGGTCGCAGGAATCGCGACACAGTCGCACCGTGGATGGCGACGGAACGCGGTTTGCCTGGAATACGAGCCCGCGAGGATCGCGCACCGGCTGCACGAAGGCGGAACCAACATCCGCACGTACTTGGTGACTGTCGGACGGGTCTCCATTGCGACGCTCGCCGACGACCGGAACGAGTCCGCTACCTGGGTGGACAAGATCATGTCCAAGGTCGCCCAGCCAGTCGCCATCGCCTGCGCCTGCGTCGCCCCCGCCTGGATCGCTGCCAGCGTCGCTGGCACCGCCTGGTAGATGAGCGAATCTAGCGGGCGCCCGTCCGAGGCGAATCCTGCGTACCCCTCCGGTCTCACTTGCGCGTCCGCGTCTGCGTCCAGGGCCTGCGCTGCCAGCGCCGATGCCACGTACTCGTCGGCCTCGGCGGCCCCGATCTGCTGAATCGCAGCCAAGAGGATCACGAGGCGGTTCACGTTCGCCGACCACGAGTCACGGATGCTTCCCCGGTCTACCGCGGCCCACAGACTGCGTGCCTCAGACCTGAGGTTCCTCGTCAGCTCCTGCTGCCGTGCCCGTCTCGTCAGCGCCGTTTGCAGCGGCGTCATCGCTCACCCCCGCGAACTGGCGCGCGATCTGGTCGACAGGGTTCTGTCGGCGGGCTTTCGCGTCCTCCCGCTCCATAAGCGTGATTTGGGTGTCGGTGTAGCCCAGGTCCTCGCGGGTCTGACGCAGTGGCACGATGCCGGCTGTGTACTTCTTAACCGAGGCGTCGGCTCGCTGCGCCACTGTTGGAGTGGAGGCGTCGCGCCAGATCGTCTCCAGCTGCCGCATCCGCGGGTCGTCCTTGCCGGTGGCGATCCGGCGGCTGTTGCGCATCGACTGCTCCCAGCTCCCGCCGAACGTGCGCTGCATCCGCTCAGCACCCTTCACCATCTGCGCCTCGCTCGACCGGATTGCATCGGCTGAAGCAGGGTTCTCACTGGTGAAACCGTTGTAGTGCGGCGGAAGTCCGAGCAGTTGCACCGCCACCTGGGCAAGGAGCTTGATCGAGGAATGGAAGTTGGACAGGTCCGCCTCAGCGAACTGGCCCATCTGCACCTCAGACGGGAGACGGTCAGCAGCCCACACACGTCCAGCGACCTTCGACCAGTTGGAGACGGGGTTCCCGTCCTGGTCCTTCCAGTCATCCTCGTCCATACCCACGACCCAGCGCCGCGGCATCGCATGGAACTCGCCAGACACCATCATGTCTGTCGCCATCTTGTTGGCGGCATTGGCGATCGGGATGATCGGCTTGAACAAGCTCGTGCCGAGCGGGTCCAGAATTCGCGGCCGGTTCAACAGGGGCACAACCGGGTTCATGCCCCGGCCGTGATTGTCGGTATCGGTGACCTTCCAGGCCCCGGACTCCATCACGTAGTAGTACGTGGCGTCAGGGCTGTAGAGCGCGGCATTCTCAACCGGATGCGCCGGGTCTTCATCGTCCGTCCACCGCTTCAGGCCCCAGAGGACCTTCCTGGTACGCGGGTCCCGGTAGGTCGTGACCTGTGTCGGGTGCTCGACCGAGATGATCGGATTCTCGGGGTCATCCTCGTTCTCGCCGACGATAACGTACGAACGGCCGTTGATGAGCGCTTCCAGGTGCGCCAGCGACGACTCCTCATCGAGGCTGTTGACCTGCCACATCCGCCACAGGTCCTCGTCCGCTTTCCCCTGCCCAGGAAGGCGGAACCCCTCCACGTCCAAGCGGTTCTCGTATGCCTGGACCGCCATCTGCGGCCAGTTGATCACCAGCGCTGTCAGGCGCTCCCCGAACTCCTCCTCAAGTGCCGCAGCCATGTACTTCAATGGCTGCTCGCCCTCGTAGTACAAAGACAGGAGCTTCAACTTCGGTAGCTGCTTGATCCGTTGCGCCTCGAGCAGACCCAGCCAGTCCAGGGGTTCACGAGCCACATTTTCCCCCTACCGGTAGACGACCATGCCGCCCTTACGGACCCGCGGCCAAAGACCAGCCGCAGTAACATCGCACGCGGCTTCATGACAAATGATGGAAGTGACCGCAAGGTCAATCTTCTGAGCACGAGACGGCTTCTCCAGCACATACCGGCCCTGATTACGAGCAGCCCGGCGGGCATTCCTAACATGGGCCTCAGTGAACTCGCACCCGTCGTGCGTGAACCCCGAATCAGCCTTCGACACATCCACCACCAGACGCTCCGCCGCGGCGTGCATCTGCACGATCCGCCACGTCGCCCAACGCATCACGACACGTTCCCCGTACCGCTCCGACCACTGGTCAAGCTCAGTTGTCCAGTACGGCGGGTCACCGTAGAACCGGATCACCTTGAACCGGGCCATGATCTCGTCAACCGCGGCCGCAACCTCAAGCCGCGGCACCTGCCCGTCGAAATCAGCCGGATTCCAAATCGCCGGCCGACCGTTCGGCCCGTACGTCGGCGTGAACTGGTAGCCGTCCCGGGTCTCCAAACGGATACCCGTCCAGTCGTCCTGGTCCGAACCATCAAACCCAGCGACAACCGCTTCACCGTCAGGGACCTCACGGGGAGCCTTGCGTTTCTCCCACTCGGAGAGTTCAATCCATGCGCCGGCACCGTACACGATCCGGTTGCCGAAGAACCGCTCCGCCTGAGCGGGGTCCTTCTCCATGAGCTCG